GTACGTACTGCAAGATGAACTTCGGACTTCCGGAAGACTATGACAGGCTGAAACTCTCATATGACGAGCAGAAGGCGCAGATGTCAAACGCAACGAGCTATACAAACTGGGAGGTATCCTAGATGTACGATTCAGTAGCGACTCTCAAGGCCTACGCTACCATTTCGAGAGATGAATACGGAAATCCGGTAACGACCATCGAAGAAACCGAGGTTTTCGTTCAGCCTAGAGGCGTTTATCAGTCGGAGTACTACAACGCCGCACAGTTGGGACTGAAACCTTCGCTGACCTTAATGCTTACGAACAGGGAGGATTACAACGGTCAGAAGTACCTCGAATTCGAAGGTAAAGAGTACGAGGTAATCCGTACTGACTGGAATGCACAGCGTGACGGTCTTTCTCTGATTTGTGAAGAAAGGGTAAAGAACGGCTAATGGGCTTCAAATCCCTTGAAATTGAACTCGGAATCATTCTGGACGAGTACGAACGCATTGCTTCCGAAGTAGTGGAAAAGGCAGCAAGGACTTCGGCAAGAAGCGCAGTCAACAAGCTCAAGAATACATCTCCGAGAAAGACAGGCGAATATGCTTCCGGCTGGACATCTCGTAAACAGGGTCACGGCTATGTCGTTTATAACAGAAAGGCTCCCGGATTGACACACCTTCTGGAGAAAGGGCACGTGACTCGGAATAAATACGGAACCTACGGAAGAACGCCAGCACACGTTCATATCGCTCCGGTTGAAGCAGAAGCGGTCGAGGAATTTGAACAGAATGTTCGGAAAGGGTTAAACAGATCATGACACTTTATCAGACATTACAGACCATCGGTCTTCCTGTTGCGTATAGTCATCACATCGACACAGACAGTCCTGTTGAACCGCCGTATCTCGTATACATTGGTGACGGACAAGACACGTTCGAAGCGGATAACACGCACTACTATCGGAAGAACCGTTATCAGGTCGAATATTATTTCACACAAAAAAACGAAGCAAATGAAACCGCAATCGAGGATGCACTCCTTGAGAACGGTTTTTTATATGAAAAAAGCGAAGACGTCTTCATTGAAGAAGAAAATGTCTTCGTGATTTACTACAACATTTAGGGAGGAAAAAAAATGGCAAATAAGGTTGAATTTGGGATTAGCAATCTTCATGTCGGAACATATACCGTTTCAAACGGCGCCGTAACACTCGGAACACCTTTTCATCAGAAGGGTGCGGTTTCCTTCTCTCCAGAAGAGAAGTCAGACAGCAACACCTTCTATGCTGATAACATCGCATATTGGAGCGGATATTCAGGCGGAACGATAGAAGGTGACCTCGAAGTTGCAATGTTTGATGACGAGTTCAAGACACAGTTCCTCGGATACAAGGCACTGACAGACGGCGGACTTGCAAACGTAAAGAACGCAACAAAGCCGAACGTATACATTGCGTTCCAGGTTGAAGGCGATGCAGAATCAAGAAGGGTTATTCTCTACAACTGCTCTTTAGGCGCAATCACTAGAGAATACGCAACGGTTGAAGACTCAACAGAACCAGCAACGGAAACAATTCCTGTTACGTGCACAGGAGTAGATTCAAACGGAGTAACAATGGTTGTTTATAGTCCAGGTGACGACGGGTACGATACGCTCTTCACAGCACCAACAGCACCGGTTATAGCTCCGTAAGATAAAACCACAGAGCGAGGCATTATGTCTCGCTCTTTTCAAGATTAAAAAGGGAGATAAATTTAAATGGAAAAAACAATAAACATCGGAAACAAGAGCATCAGACTGAATAACAACATTAGCTGGGCCATTGCTTATAGAGATCAGTTCGGGAGGGATATCATTCCTGCAATTATGCCACTGTTCGCAGGTGTACTTGACCTGATAAGTGGATTAATAAACGAAACTGGCAAGACAGATGAAATCGGAATCGAAGACATCGCAAGACTTGCAGACGGAGATGCACTGATTGATGCTGCAATACATCTTGGCGGATTCGAATTCACTGACTTCATCTGTATAACATGGGCACTCGCAAAATGTGCCAATGAAGACATTCCGGAACCGAGAGAATGGGTAAAACAGTTTGACATTTTCCCGGTTGATGTAATCGCTCCGGAAGTGTTTGATCTAATATTCAAGGGTGTTGTAAGCTCAAAAAACCAGAAGAGGCTGAAGGATCTAAAACAGAGAATTCAGCCGACATCGACCTTGACACAATCATCTTCGCAGGACTCGAACGAGGATTAACGATAACCGACCTCAAGAAGATGCAAATCGGTCAGATTGTAGACTTCGTGGTTGAATACAACAACCGACAGATAAGAGCGGAAAGACAAATGAAACGAGAAGAAAAACGAGGGAGAAGGCGAAAAGCGTCACAAAATGACATCAACGCTTTCTTCGGATAGGAGGGAATATGGCTGGGAACATCAAAGGTATTACCATAGAATTTCGTGGCGATACCACAAAGCTCGACAAAGCCTTGAGAGAAGTCCGGAAGTCAACGAAAGGTGTTGACACCGAACTGCGACAGGTGAATCGAGGCTTGAAGTTCAACCCGGGGAACGTTGACCTGTTGCGTCAGAAACAAACACTGCTCAATGAGAAGATTTCGAAGACGGAATCGAACCTGAAAGAACTAAAGAGTATGCAAAAGCAGGTTGCGAATGACCCTGCGCTCGGAAAGGAATCCGCCGAATACAGAAATATCCAGAGAGAAATAATAGAAGCTGAATCGAAACTCAAGCATTTCAAGAAAGAACTCCGAGGTCTGGGGAACGTAAACCTCAAGGCACTTGGGGAGAAATTCAAGCAGGTCGGTCAGAAGATGACATCGGCAGGAAAGACACTTACAACCAGTGTTACTCTTCCGTTGACGGCTCTCGGAACGGTTGCCGCAAAGAAGTTCGCAGAAGTGGACAAGGTAATGCAGTTAACCAATTCAACGATGGGCAATACAAAAGAACAGGCTGATATGCTCAATCAGGCAATGAAGTCTGCAGCGGCTTCCTCTACATTTGGAATGAGCGATGCTGCACAGGCTAGTTTGAACTTCGCGAGAGCCGGTCTTACTGCAAAACAAGCGTCAGACGCACTGGCTCCTTCAATGGCACTTGCGGCAGGTGAAGGCGGAAATCTTGAAGTTGTTTCTTCGGGCCTCGTTGCAACTATCAACGGATTTCACGGCTCGTTCGCTGAAACAGGAAAATATGCAGACGTATTCGCAAACGCCTGTAATAAATCGGCACTCGATGTTAACAGTTTGTCACGTGCAATGAGTGTTGCAGCACCAATATTCTCATCTGCAGGATACAGTGTTAACGATGCGGCTCTCTATATGGGCGTAATGGCAAACAACGGAATCGAAGCAAACAAGGCTGCAAACAGTTTGAAAACCGGCCTTGCAAGACTGGTCGCACCATCAAACGAAGGTGCCGAAAAAATGAAGGCACTCGGGATATCCGTCAAGAATTCAGACGGGACCATGAAGGACAGTGTAACGATTCAGAAAGAACTGCACGATTCATTCAGCAGACTTTCAGAATCTGAACAGATTGCAGCTGCATCGGCTATCTTCGGAAAGAGTCAGATGGCTCCGTGGCTGGCACTTATCGGGACGGCTCCGGAAGACGTTGCAAAACTTAACAAGGGTCTTATGGAAGAAGGCACCGCAATGAAAATGCAGGGCGACATGATGAGTGGTTTCGCTGGATCGATTGAGCAGTTAAAGTCTGGACTTGATGTACTTGCAACTTCGTTCGGTGAAGCACTGGCACCAGTCATCCAGAAGGCAGTCGCTATACTTCAGAAGATAGTAGACTGGTTCAACGCTCTTTCTCCAACGGCGCAGACAGTAATCGCAACAGTAGGACTCATAGTCGCGGCAGTCGGTCCGCTTCTGATAATCTTCGGAGCGGTTGCCAGCGGTATCGGTTCGATAATTTCCTTAGTTGGAACAGTAGGGCCGATGATAGGCGGACTCGGAGGAGCGTTTGCATTGCTTACCGGTCCGATTGGATTGGTAGTGGCGGCAATCGCAGCAGTCATAGCGATTGGTGTTCTGCTCTATAAAAACTGGGATGAAATCAAGGCCAGACTAGTAGGCCTCAAGAACGGAATGATCAAGGTCTGGGACGGCATCAAACAGAAGGTAGTTCAGGCGGTTAAAACGATGATGGCAATGGTTTCGCACGATTTCAATGCGATTAAAAAGGTCGCGACAACGGTCTGGAATGCGGTTAAATCGGCCATAACCAATCCGATTAGCAAGGCATACAGAACGGTCAAGGGCATCATCGAAAAAATCAAAGGCTTCTTCCCATTGAGCATTGGAAAGATATTCAGTAATATGAAACTTCCGCATTTCAAGATTTCTGGAGGTAAGGCTCCGT